CCGGTCAGCGTCTTGTTCAGGTACGCCAAAACGGACTGCTCGCCAATACCAGAACAGCCGGGCACGTTATCACTGGTGCAGCCGGCCAGGGCCTTTACCTTCACCCAGTCGGCGGGAGTTATCCGGTACGTCTTGTAGAACTCCTGGAGCGTCATCAGGACCGCCTTAGTCCCAGGCCGGTGAATGATCGTCTTCCCGTCGAGTAGCTGGAACAGGTCGTGATCGGTCGAGACGATGAGCTTCTCCTCGTCCCAGAAGTGGTGGCAGAAGGCGGCGATCAGGTCGTCCGCTTCAAAACCCGCCGCTTGAACGAAGCCCTGGTACCCCGCCGCCCGCAGGTGGTTCCTCAGCCGTTTCAGGCCGACCCCCACGTTCTGCCGGAACAGAAGGTCTTCGGGGGACAGGTCTCGCGTCCGCTTCTGCTTGTACTCCGGGAACAGTTCCTTCCGCATCGTCGGGCCGGCGGGGTGGTCGCCGCACAAGAGGACGCGGGCCGACCGGAACCTCTCCATCGCCCGCGACACTTCCGACAGCAGGCCATAACCGACAGTGGTGGATTCGTCGGCAAACGACAGGGCCGCGTTCCTGAGGGCGTGGGCGGACCTCCAGGCAGCGTTGTTCGCGTCAATCAGGATTACTGGCTGGTCGAGCATCCGTGTCCTCCTGGGTCGGCGGGGTGAGTACCAGCTTGATCGTACCACTGCCGGTGACGACGATGTGGTGCAGGGTACGCTCGGTGTCACCGTCGATCACCAGGACGCGGGTGCCGAACGTCGCCCGCACCGTCGCCCGCCGGAGGATGAACGCCGTCGTGTTCTCGAAGCACTCCAGGCACTCGTCGGCCAGAATCGGTCTCTCAGGTCCGGTCATTTCAACTCCTCGGAAGTGTACACGATACGGGGGATGCCCGATCTCGACCACACTAGTCGGCCGACGCCGGCGTCGGCGATCTCCTCCCGCATGGCGTCGGCCCGCAGCCTCATACGGATGGTACTCTCGGCCCGCCCGATCTCCCTGGCGATTTGGAACACCGACATGCCCCCGGCCTGGAGGGCTTTAGCCGCCGCAACGTCGGCTTCGGTCAGTCGAACCCAGGGGCGAGCCATTACGAGTACCTCGGTTTGCGAACCACCTTGGTCGCTTCGGAGATTTCGTCGTAGCACTTCCTCACGGCGATCCTCATCGTCTTCTCCAAGTCGTTCTCTTCGATGTGGCGGACCAGGGCGTCGCGGGACAGGTGGTCGTCCGAGATGCCGGTCGCCAGGATGCCGCCCTTCCCGCCCTTCCAGTATCCCTCCTCGACCAGGTAGTCCACGCACCCGCCCGTGTCGTCGATGCCGACCGAGTACAGGATGGGCAGTGTGAGCTTTTCGTACCGGCGACCGGTGATCCTGTTCTTCTTGATGACGACGTGGGTGGTGATGCCGACGGGCCGGTCTTTTCCTTTCACCGGCTTCGTGATGGTCTTCTTCACGCTCAGCCACACGTCGGCGGTGGCGAAGAAGGTGACGGCGTTCCCGCCGGCCCGGTCCTTAGTCTCGAAGCCGAACCCGACGTTATCGATGGTCTGGCACAGGACGATCAGGATGCTACCCGACTTGCGGAGGCCGTCGGTGCTAGTCGCCAATCGGAGGATGGCTTTCAGCTTCTTCGCCTTGGACATGCCGTAGCTGCCCGTCACCTTCTTTCCCGTCGAGCGGGCCTTTCGGGATTCGGCGTCCTTCTCCTCGTCGGCTTCGGTGGACAGGCCGTCTATACTGTCCAGGACGTAGATGAACGGGCGGCCGTCGTTCATCGCCGCGTTCAGGTTGAAGTCGAAGTCTTCGGCCGTCCGGGAGTACACCGGGTCTTCGGGAGTGCCGGCCGGCGGCTCCAGGGCGTCGCTCACCGACTGGCCGAAGAAGTGGGCCACGTCCATGTCCGCCCCGTCTTCGACCGAGTCGTATATGAGTCGGTAGTCGGCGAAGGCGGGGTTCAGCTTGGCTTCGGCGAAGGCGGTGAAGCAGAGCCACGTCTTTCCGCTGGAACTGTCTCCCACCAGGGCGTAGTATTTGCCGCTCCGGTAGCCCCCCTTGTTCGTCCCGGACAGGTGAACGTCTAGCACGCTGCTGCCCGTTCTCAGGTATTTCTTAACCACTGGCTGTTCTTTCGATTCGGTCAGCAGTTTCTTGACGCGGCTGGTTTTCAAAGGAGTCTCCAGAAGATGGGGGACGCCGCGAACGGCGTCCCCGAAGGTGTCTAGGTCACTTCTTCGGCTTCTTCTTCGGGGCCACCGGCTCATCGTCGTCGTCCACGGCGAAGTCGTCGTCGTCGCCGTCGTCCTCGTTGAACGCCCGGCTCTTACTCGGCTTGCCGGTGGATCGCGTCGGCTCCTTGCCCTTCTTCTTCGGCGGCTCTTCCTCTTCCTCTTCCTCTTCGTCGTCGTCGTCGTCCAGCACCAACTCCTCGTCGTCGTCTTCGACCGGGGCCGCCTTAGCCGTGCCCTTCTTCTTCGGGGGCACCGGCTCCTCGTCTTCGTCTTCGTCGTCTTCGACCAGCGTCAGTTCGTCGAGGTCCACGCTGTGAGGCGCGTCGCGGGATTCCGACTTGATCGACGCCATGTCGGTCTCGGCGTTGATCTTCTTGACGACACCCACCACCTGCTTGCCCTTGTAATCGAAGGTGACCTTCGACCCCACCTTGACAGTACCCGCGGCCGCCTCTTCCCCGGCGGCCCCGTCCTCTTCGTCGTCCTGATCGCTGTCCTCGACCGGGGCCGCCTTCGCCTTCTTCTTCGGCATCGGCAGTTCGTCGTCGTCGGTCTCTTCGACCGGGTCCGGACTCTTGCCGGCTCTGGCCGACGGCTTCTTGACCGGTTCGTCGTCTTCCTCTTCGTGACGGTCGGCGTGCCCTTCGAACAGCACCTTCTTAAGCACGTCGTAGGGCGTCTCGATCAGCAGGTCGTCCAGGCACGGGGCGGTGTCGAGGAAGTCGTCGGGCAGGACTTCCTTCGTCGGCGTGATCTCGATGTTCTTGGCCTGGAGGAACTTGTACTTGAGCTTCGGATCCTCCATCAAGATCCGGACGACGGCACCGCCTTGCAGGTAGAAGAAGTGCTTGAACGGGTACTGCTCCACCTCGTCGTCGTCCCGGTTGACGTTCCGGGACGCCTTGAGCTTGGCTTCCAACTGCTTTCCCAGAGCGTGGTACGACAGGTCGAGAATCCGCCACCCCTTCCCCTTGTCGTCGCCGTCCCGCACCAGGAACAACTGCCGCTCCTTCACCTTCAAGGCGTCGATGACGGCCGCGTCCGCGTTCGGCGTACTCCGCAACTTGGCGCTGTACTCGCACACCGGGCAGGGGGTGCCGAACACTCGCCGGTTGCAGCAGTAGGTGTCGCCCCCCTTGCCGTCGTCGCCCATGCCGATCCGGGCGTGGGCGAAATACTTCCGGGTGTACCACACGGTGCCGGGCGACTGTTCCGGGTTCCCCCGACCCACCACGAAGGGGGCGAACCGGAAGCGGTACTCCTTCTCGTCCTTCATGGGCATGAAGGACAGGCCGTCGGGGAGGCTCACCGACTTGCCACCGAAGGCCGTCGCCGCCTTCGCCGCCGCCTCCGCCGCGTCGCCGTACACCATCGACTTCTTCTTGTCCTTCGCCATCGAATCACCTGAGTTGTGTGAGGGAGAAACCGAGGCGGGGTCGGGTGCGACCCCGCCTCCATCATCCTGCGTAATCGACTTACTCGCCGTCTTCGTCTTCGTCTTCGTCGTCGTCGTCGTCGTCCGGCCCGCAGTAGTGTACGTTCATGTGAGACCTCGGTATGGGGTTCGTTCGTGGCAGGGGGCTTCCCTCCGACAGCCGCTCGACAAGTTGGCGGCGGGCCGGCGGGCCTCGAATCCGGATCGGCACGGGGTCACTCCGGTCGTCTCTTACGCTCCTTGGACCGCGTCGGCTCAGGAGCGGCGGGGGCGGCGTCCCGCAGTTTCGGCGTGGAGTAGTAGTTCTGGCCGTGCAGGTAGGCCAGCGACTCCAGGGCTTTCTTCTTGTGGTCGAGGGCGTCCACCAGGGCTTGAATCATGTCCTGGCGGTACTTCGCCTTGTTCAGATGGTCCAGGGCTTCGGCGTACTCCTTCGACACGATCATCGCGGCTTGTACCGACGGGATGCTGGGGTTGGCCCCCAGGTCGTACTTGTCGGGCGACTTCCGGATGCGGCGACTGACCGTCGCCTCTACGACATCCAGGCGGGCCTTCGACTGCGCCACCCGGTAGCGGGCCGTGGCCAACTCGGTGGCGGCTTCGTAGAAGGTCTCCGGCTGGGCCACCCACTCGACATCCAGCTTAGTCGAGTCGATCCGCACGGGATCGACACTGGCGTCCAGGTCTGTCTCGTCGGCGTCGGTTTTCATGTCTTAGTCCTCGGACGGGAGCGGCTATTCTACGGCGGGGATCGCCCCCCGCCCACACGAATTTAAGTCAGCGCGGCGGCAGTCACTTCGCCGCCTTTCTTTCTATTTTTTCCCGGAAAGCACGACGACCTCGTAGCACGCCAGAGCCAGTCCGGCCGCCTTGGAGTCGAAAAAGTTGGCGGCGAACCGGTCGATGATCAGGGCCGCCCTCGGTGCCATCGTCCCGCCCCCCAGCAAGACCGACCGGGCGTACCCCATCACCATGTACCTGACCGCCTCCGGCTCGTCCGCGACCGCCTTCAACAGCGCGGCGACTTCCGACCACGAACAGCGGGGGTTCATCAGGGCCTTCGCCACCGCGAACCCCTCGGCCTTGAAGGACGCTTTGGCCACCGCGTCGGCCTGCTCTTCCGGGTTTTCGATGTTCATCACCTGGTTCAGCATGACGAGCGCCTTCCGGGGCGACCCCTCCGACTCGTTCACGATGGCGGCGTAGGTGTCGTCGCCCACTTCGAGTCCGTACTTCTTCACCGCCCGGTCGAGCAGGAGTCGAATGTCCATGCCATCGACCTTCTTGAGCTTGATCTCGGTACACCGGCTGATTATCGTGGGCAGCAGCTTGTTCGGGTCGGTCGTACACAGGAAGAAGTAGACGTGCTTCGGCGTGTCTTCTAGGAGCTTTAGGAGGGCCGTCATCGCATCGCGGGTGAGGTGGGCGCACTCGTCCAGGATGTACACCTTACTCTTCCCCTGGAGGGGATGATTGACGCACGACCGCCGGAGTTCCCTGGCCAGTTCGATCCCCCGGTTGTCGGCGCAGTTGATCTCTTTCACTTCCTCGGCGTGCGCCCCCGTCAGCCCCGCCGCAATGCGCGCCAGCGTCGTTTTGCCGCACCCGGACGGGCCGACGAACAGAACAGTATGCGGGATGCTAGCGGCGAAGGACGACAGCACTTTGACGGCCTCCGGCTGACCCACCATCTGAGACAGTTTCGTCGGCCTCATCAGCTTGTACAGTTCGGTGTCGAGCATGTCAGTCGTCCTCGGAAGGTATGCGAATCACTCTGACCGGCTTTCCCGTAGCCCTGACCAGACTTTTGTGAGCCGTCACCAGCGGCGACCGGTCGTCGAACACCACGAACCCCTTGGCGGCGGCGGCGAGCGCCGGATCGAAGGCGTCCTTCTTACCCAGTTCCCGGAACACCCGCACGTCGTACCAGTGGCGGCCGGCGTACCACTTGGCGACCTCTTCGATGCCGCCGTACAGCGAGTACGACAGACGACTCCGGATCCCTAGTACCAGGACTTCTACGTTCGACAGCCACCACGTTTCGTTATCCAGAACGTCGCGCACGAACTTGTTGTGTTCGGTCGGGTCCATGTTCGCCGGCCCGATCAGACCGAGCGGATACGCCCTCGGCTTGACCACGCCGTTCAGGAATCTCTTGGGCATGGGAGGATTCTCATTTGATGACGGGACTCCAGACGCCGTTCTTCGGAAGCCACTGGGCCTTGTCCGCCCACGCCCCGCCGACGGGGGACACCTCGGCTTCGGCCTCCAGGGGGACCGTGAGCCACGCCCACGCCGCCATGATGTCCTTCGTCATCACCCGGTAAGAAATCTCCAGGAAGTTTTGAATCTCCCGGTCGGGCACGTCGCCCAGAATCGAGTCGTGGACCTGGCCGATCACCCTCCCCTTCATCTTGTACTTCCGGAGTTCCCGCTGAACCCGGACGAGGCACCACAGGAGGCAGTGAAAGGCCGGGCCTTGCACCGGGAAGTTGAGTACCTGATTTCTCCGCATCGGCACGCTGGCCGACGTGAACCCGGTGGCCATGTGAATGTACCCCGTTCGCTGGTACGAATCCCACAAGTCCCGCTTCCACTTGGTGAACACCTTGAACCGCTTGTCCCACATGACCCGTTCGGCCTTCAACACCAGGGCGGCGAACGTCCCCTCCTGGGGCGGGTCTTTGGGGTCGCAACTGCCCAGTCCCTTCACCCCCTTCGATTTCAGGTGAGCCATCACCGACAAGCCCGTGCCGGGGACTTCGGCGGACGACGCGACCACGGCGTCCCACAAGTTCGGCGCGCACTGAAACCATACGCTCCCGTAGAACTGGGGGAAGACGAACCGGTTCTTGGCCCAGTCCCGCGTTGACTTCTTGTCCACCTGGGAGTCGTCTAGCAAGAACAGGTCTTTCGCCACGTCCCGGTGCATGTCCCCGTTACCGATTAAGTAGTTCATCAGGGCGGGGTCGCCGGTGCAGCACCCGGCGACACGCACCTCGGCCCCGGCGAAGTCGATCTCGACGATCCGCCGGTCGGGACCGCGCGGGATGAACGCCCGCCGGACGAGCGGCCCGTTGACCGGGTGTCGGACGGGGACGTTCTGGAAGTTGGGAGCCTCGCTCGAACTCCGGAAAGACGCCGCCTTGTGAAGGTTGAAGAACGGGTGCAGGTAGCCCCCCACCTGTTCGGCCAGCCAGCCGTCGATGTAGGTGGAGCAGAGCTTCCTGATCTTCCGGAGGGTCATCAGGTCGCGGACGAACGGGTGGTCGATCTTGTCGAGGATCTCTTCGCTCACGGCCAGCTTGCCGTTCTTGTTCCGGCGGGTGCCCGGCGGCGGGGCGATCTTCATCATGGAGAACAGAACCTCACTCAACTGCTGTTCGGACGTGATGAGGGCCTTCTGCGCGAACCGCTTGCGCCACGCCCGCCACACGTCCGACTCTTTCAGGCGACCGACGCGGACGGCTTCGTCGGCCCGCAGTTCGACCCGCTTGGCTTCCAAGTAGTCTACGTCTATCCGGATGCCGTTGTGCTGAACCACTGCCAGTTCTTCGCACCCGTCGTGCCACAGCCGGAGGGCGTCGGCCGTGGCCGGATGAAGTCGGCCCGCAGTCATCTCCAGTCCTCCAAGTTGACGCCGACCATCTTAGACTGGCGGCGGGCGACAAGGTACTCCATGCGGGAGTCTATGGCGCAGTAGGTGAGTAGCGTCCGCTGGTCGATCTCGTGAACCCGGTTCAGGGCGTTCGCTCCCGCCGCCCCCAGGTACTTATCGACGCCGCCGTTCCACGGCTCTACCCCGAACAGGGCGAACGCCTGGAATTTGATCGAGGTGATCCCGTCCGCCGGGTCGTCGCCCCGCGCGTCGAGGACGTGGGCCACCTGCATCGTGTCCCACACCCACCGGTTGACCCGCGTCCGCAGCTTGGCCATGCACCAGCGAGTCTCGAACATCATGTTCGACGCGACCTTACCCACCGTATCACTTCGCAGGAGTCTTATCATCGCCGCCTGAACGACCGGCGTCCACATGAACGCGATAGTGTTGTTCCCGTTGTAGCACACCGAACAGCACACGATCCGCTGGGCGGCGAGGTCCGGCTTGAGTCCGGTCGTCTCGAAGTCGAAGGCGACGATTCCACCCCTCTCGACGACCGCGTCGAGCCACCGGACGGCTCTGACTTCTCCCACCAGGGACACACCTTTAGCCGGATCAGTCACCGTCACGTCGTCGTCCACCTTGCCGACGGCCGCCCGGACGTGCCCGTCGAACAGGATGGACGGGACTGCCGTCCTCCTTCCGCCGAGTGACCCGTCCCCGTCGGCGGCCAGGGCCGCCCCTTTGGGATCGACGGTCGGACACACCCACGCCCCCAGCGGCGGCAGGGGAATCTGGTAGCCGCTCCACCTGCTGGCCGCCATGCGGTCCCCCGGCGGCCGGAACGGGGCGATGACCGACTGAATAGCCAGGTCGCCCATCGGGATGATGACCTTCGGCTTGTACTTGTCGATGGCCTGACGCACCAGGGGGCGGCAGTGCCGGACGGCCACGCCCGTTGACTTCTCGCCGCCCGTCGTGTCCGGGCGGCACGACAGGGCGTTCATTATCACCACGTCGGCCGTTGACCGCCCGACCCGCGACAACGTCCGGGACAGCAGCGCCGCCGCCGCCCCGGAAATCGACTTGCCGACTAAGTCGGAGTGGGTGTCGGGGAAGTCGCCGATGACCAGTACGTCCCCGCTGCCGGCCGGTTTCATCTTCGGCGAGTTGCACGTTTTGTAGTACCCGCAGTCCCCGCACCGGGGGGCCACTCCGACGAACTTGTCCGGCGTCTTCTGTCGGTCACTGGCGGCTACTCCGTGGGGGAAGAAAGACACGGGCTACTCCGCTTCGGTAGTTTTGGGCGGGACGACGGTGAGGCTGACCAGGTACGTCAGCCGCCCGACGACGACTTTCAGCGACCGCTGGTTCAGGGAACACTCCGGGTGATTCGTCGTGATCGTCTGGAGGAGTTTGGGCGGGATGTGGAAGGTGATCGGCGGGCCGTCGTACTTCACCCGCTTCACCTCGACGTGGTTCCCCATCGCCCCTTCGCCGGTGATCCGGGCCTGCCCGTTGGCGAGGCACACCAGCACCTTGTCGTCGTCGGCGTTGTCGGCGGAGAACACGCCGGCGTTCTCCGCCGACTCTCCCAGACCTTTAGGCAACTCGGCGTCCACTCGCCCCTCCTCGTCTTCCAGCACCGAAGTCAGATCGACGTACTCCTCGTCGTGCTTTCGGCAGGCGATCACCATGCCCTGGCCGCCCTCGAAGAACAGCCAGCTTCCGGCGACGGCCATCCGCCGCAGTTCGACCGCCAGGACGGCCTTGACGGCCTCCTTCCGGATGAGCAGGTTCCGCTTGAGGCCGGGAATCTTTAGCCGGTAGCGGCTCACCTGATTGTTGTCGCACGCCTCCATCCACTTGGGCGTGATGTGAATGCAGGTGTACTTGAAGTCGGCTTCGTCCGCCCCGGCGCACTTCTCCACCAGGGCCAGTCCGTCGGCGAACCCGTCGGGGATGGGGAAGTAGTCGGCATCGGCCGGTGGCGCGACGGTGTTGATCGGCAGTCTCACCTCGGCTTCGACGCGGATTGTCGTCCGCTTGTTCTTCCCCTTGATGACCAGGGACGTGCCGCTCGACGACAAGTCGAGGTCCTCGTCCAGCAGCTTGGGCAGGAGGGTGAGCAGCGGGCCGGACGGGACGGCGATGCCCGACTCCGGCGTGAACGCCGACGGCCCCCAGCAGGCCACCTCGTCGTTGAAGGTCATCACCTTCCCGTCGGCGAAGGCGAAGCAACTCGCCTGGTCTACGATGTCCTTGGGCGACAGACCGGCCCGCACCGCTTCCAACTGAGCTATCAACACGGATCGTTTGATCTTCACACGCCCTCCTTTATGTCTTTCCAGATTTTGTAACGGACGATGTCGCTGATGATGGTCTGATCGACTCCGAACTTCTCTCCGAGAACGGCCTGCGTGTACCTCCCGGTCGCGTACAGCCTCCGGATTTTAGCCACCTTCACTTCGTTCAGCTTGGCGTTATGGTGGAGAACCCCCCGCACCGGACGTAACAGTCCGGTGCGGGAAGCGTGTAGTGCGTTATCCGTGAGTAACCCACTCCAAGTTCGCCGCCACGTTGTTCGCCTTGTCGCCGTCCTTGTGATTCACTTCCGGCAGATCGTCCGGGTTGGGCACGAAGGCGAGAGCGACCAGCCGATGAACCGAGAACCACCGACCTTTGCCGTAGTACGAGAACAGCCGGAGTCCCAGGTAGCCTTTGAATGTGGGGCACGCCGTAAGAAGAAGAGGTACCTTACGGCGGAAAGACAGAACCCGCCCGCGAGAACTCACGGCGTAGTCCGCGTATCCCACCACCCACCGCCACCTCTCTTTAGTAAGTACCACGTCAGATGCCCTCCCGGATTCTTCGTAGGTGTTCTTCTAGGTATCGGACATTGGACGGCGACTCATTCGTGTAGTAGTAAGAAAGTAAGCGTCTCTTAATCTGAAACTCAAGCGGGTAGGGCATGGTTTGGCCCGCAAAATAGATGTGCTTCACCGGCAAGACGGCGTTAGACCGGGCTACGAACTTCGAGTTCACCTTGGCCCGCATCTCGAAACTGTTCGTCACTCCTTTACCTTCGGGCGGTGCCGGGCGTAGAACCAGGGTTCCCTTCGTCTGCCAGATTTCCCCGGCGGGAACGTCCAGCTTGTACTTCTGGCCGGCGGGAACGGGTATGTATTGGCTGGTCCCCATGCACACCCCGCAACTGGCCAACCACCTGCCCATCCGCTCCTGGAGTAGCGGGCTGAGGGTGTCGTAGTGCTGTTGCCGGTCGCGCTTCGTCGATTGCGGCGTGGTGAACACGACCATCGGCTTGGTGTCGTAGTCGAACCTGCCCGCCCGCTCGATGGGCAGGTAGATCGCCCCGTAGTTGGCGAAGTCCTTCCAACTGGCCGAATCGACCGAGTGCCACTCCCACACCTTCATCAGGTCGTAACTCGTCACGGCGAACCCGTGCGTCATAACGACCGGCCTGCCGGCCCCGTCGAACACCTCCTTTCTCAGAGTCCTCAGCCACTTCGTCCGCAAGCCGGTGGACTTGTGGGCGCTGCCGCCCAGGCCGACGTAGGGGCAGCCGAACGCCAGGATTTTCCGCAGGTGGCTCAGCGACGCCCCGTAGTGGTACACGGGCAGCACCTTGTCTCGCGGCAGTTCCTGGATCATTTGCAAGTAGTTGTCCCAGGAGGCGTTCGACGCCGCCTCGATGACCGTCGGGGACGACGAGGTCGGAATCACGTCGAGGTTGACGTAGTACGAGCAGTCCGGGTGTTCCCGGCAAAACCGGATGTAATCGTGAATGTCGATCACCTTGTTGGCCGACATGACCGTGTACGCCCCCGAATCGAGCATCATCAGGCGGCCGGACATTGTCCCCCTCCGGCGAAGAAATCGGTACTGTCGATGACCGCCGACAGGTAGACGGCGTCAGACACTTTGAGGCGGACGCACACGGTCGCCTCGTGGTACTCCATCGCACTCTGAATCGACACTAGAACCTGCTGGGCGGCGGCCTCCAGGGTAATCTCTTCGTCGGCCCACGACTCCAGCAAGGAGGCGACCCGCTCCGACAGGCGGAGCAGGTACGTCGTCGCCACTTCGCCCGCCGGCACGACTTCGCCGGACACCCGACACTTTCGGAGGGAACCGCCGAACAGGGCCGACCGGCCCTTGACCTCGAATTGAATCACCGGGAGGGCGGCGACGGGGGCCGACGGGTGGGGGGAACGGGATTCGCCCCCTGCGGGTACGATTCTCAGAGGCACAGCGGCCTATCCTTCGGCTTTTGCGGCCGTTTTGGGTTTTAGTGGGGCGGGAAAGATCGTGTCTTAAATCGGCCGTGAGACGCCCTTTCCCGCGCCCGAAAGAACGGCTATCAGGCGTGCCGAAGATCACCGATCAGCGACAGCAGTTCGGCACGCACTTCCGAAACCCGGAAATGACCGGTTAGCGACGACGTGATGGTGTCGGCCATCGGCTGGTTCACTCCTCGACAAGACATGCACCCGTGCGTGGCCCGGATGACGCACGCCGATCCTCTGGTCGTGACGTACCGGTCGAGTGCCCCGGTGATGTTTACGGTCAGTCTCTCCTGGACTTGAAGCCGTTTGGCGTACACGCTGACCAGACGGGACAGCTTGCTCAGTCCCACCACACCACGCGCCGGGTCGGGCAGGTAGGCAACGTGGGCTTCGCCGAAGAACGGCATCAGATGGTGTTCGCACAGACTGGCGAACTGGATGCCGCGGACGAGAACCATCTCGTCGCACTGGATCGGGAACAGTCGGAGTAGTTGCTCGACATCCCACTCGCGGTCGTCGTGCCCCGAAGTCATCTGTAGGAGGGCTTCGTACACGCGCTCCGGCGTAGCCTTCAAGTCCTTCCGGTCGTCGAAGTCGGGAATGCGGTATCGCATGAACTCTTCGATGCCAGCTACGAGGTTACCGCTGGTCATTTACTGCACCTCGTACAGGATGGGATCGGTGACGCCGTTGGCGGCGAAGGCTTCCAGCCGCTCGACGCAGGAGCCGCACTTGCCGCACGACCGTTCCTGATTCTTGTAGCAGGTGCGAGTATGCTGGAAGGGCACCTTCAAGGCGATGCCCGCCCGCACGATGTCCGCCTTGTCCATGTTCAACAGGGGGGTGTACAGGCCGACGGAATAATCCGTCGATTCGCACACGGCTTCGCCGGCCGCGCGGACGAACTCCGGCCGGCAGTCCGGGTAGATGTGATGGTCTCCCTGGTGAACGCCGAGGACGACCATCACAGTGCCTTCCGGCCGTATCCCGCCCAGTGACGCTTCGGCCACCGACGACAAGACCGACAGGAACATCAGGTTGCGGCCGGGGACGACCGTACTCCTCATGGTCTCGTCGTTGTAGTGGCCCTCCGGGATCGCGGCCGGGTTCGTCGCCCCCAGGGACGACACCTTAGCCGCCGCCGCCAGCGACGCCGACAGGTCTATCTTGAGGTGATTCGTCACCGCCGGGATGCCGTAGAACTGGCGCACCTTCTCGGCCGCCCTGGTCTCCCACACGCCGTGCTTGGAGCCGTAGTAGAAGGTGACGGCGATCATCTCGTCCGGCTTGAGTTTCTGGGTTTCCATGGTCATGGCCAGGGCCACGGTCGAATCGAGACCGCCGCTCAGGGCTATGACCGCTCTGACCTTCGACATTGGTCGTCCTCGGTGGGTTAGGGCGGACGGAAATGACGCCGCCCGCGACGAACTTAAAGTCGTCGCGGGCGGCGTCAGTTTTACTGAATTCTCAGGGGACACCGATCATTTTGTGCGTCTGCACCGACAAGCGGTGACCGAACGTCTCGACCACCCACAGGGCCGCTTTCAGGTTCTTGGCGTTCTGCTCGTCGTCCTGCGCGTCTTCGGGCTGGACGTAAATCTGCCGACGACTGGTGTCTCCCAGCATGTCGAACGTGAACTTCACCGGCCGCCCCAGTACGACCGTGGGCAGACCGCGAGCCGTGTCGATCTTGTCGGCGGTGACCACGAACTTGTACGCCGTCGCGTACTCCCGGATGAGCGGGTGGATGTACGACGCCTTCGGCGACACGACGACCGACAACTTGTCGCTCAGCCACGGCAGGTCTTCCAGCCCCAGGGTGCCGTTCGTCTCGATCTGCACGGCCAGACCGTAGTCGAGGGTGAGGTGGCGGACGAACGGCACCAGGGCTTCCTGTCGCATCGGCTCGCCGCCCGTGATGACGACGACCGAGCGGTTGGCCAGGATTTTCCAGCGGTCGCCGCCGGCAACGTCGCCCCACCTGTCGGCCCCGATCATGAGCAGGTTAACCGTGGCGGCCAGGGATTCGACCGCCACGTCTCTGGCGTCCGTCGTATAGTCGGTGTCGCAGGTCAAGCACCTAAGTGTACATCCGGCCAGTCGCACGAACACGGCGCGGGTGCCGGCGAGCGGCCCTTCTCCCTGGATGGTCAGCCAGGGAGAGCCGACCACGGAGAGGGTCGGCGGGTCGGTCAGGGGGACGACGGGACTGACGGGTTGTTCGTTCAGCACCACTAAGGGAGTCGTCACGACAGCCTCCTGTTAGGAGTTGGTGGGGTAATCGGCCCAGCAGTTCGGCGTCTCGTAGATGCGCACCTTCGACACGATCAGTTCGGGAAGGAGGCTTTGTGCCACTCCGAACAGGTACGCCGCCATGACTTCGGCCGTCGGGTTCTCCGCAAGGACGAACGGGAAGCGGCCGTTCTTGGCCCAGAATTCCCGGTCCTGCATCAGCGGATCGCCGACGTTGAGCAGTACGTTGTGATCCCACTCGCGGTCGATCCAGGTGCCGACCTTTTTCTTCACGACCCCGAAGTCCACCACGCGGCCGATGCCGTCGAGCGTCCGCGACTGAACGGTGATCTCGGCGACGTACCGGTGACCGTGTAAGTGATTGCACTTCCCTTCGTGCCCGTAGACCCGGTGGCCGGCGTCGAACTCCAACCGGCGGGTGATCGCGTGGCTGCTAACCATAGGTTTTCCGTGGGGGAGTGGGGCGTGAACGGCAGCCGCCCGCCGGGAAAGGTCCGGCGGGCGGCGGGTAGTCGAGGTCGCGTCGTGCGTCAGTCTTCGAGCGTGTAGTTCCCCAGGTCGTCGATCCAGAAGCCCCGCTCGCCCGACTTCATCTCCTTCTTGCCCAACTGGACGCCCCAGTTGGCCTTCAACTGACCGTTGATTTGAGAGTTGACCGTCACCGTCATTCCCTCGACGGTCCGCTCCGCGCCGAACTTCTTGCCCAGGGCGACGATGATCGTCGCCTTCGTGACCGGCTTAGCGGCGGACGCCTTCGACAGGTAGTTCACGATCTGATAGATGACCCCCGACTTCCGCGGCTTCTTGGGGGCGGCGGCTTCCTTGGCCGGCTTCTTCGCGGCGGGCTTGACCGGGACCGTCTTCTTGCCGCCCTTCGCCGGGACGGGCACCGGCTCGTCGTCCTCGTCGTCCTCGTCGTCTTCGTCGTCCTCGTCGTCTTCGACCGGGACCGGCTTCTTGCCGCCCTTCGCCGGGACGGGCACCGGCTTCTTGCCGCCCTTCGCCGGGACGGGCACCGGCTCGTCGTCCTCGTCGTCTTCGTCGTCCTCGTCGTCCTCGACCGGGGGAGCGGGCTTCTTGGGGGCCTTGACCGGCGTCTTAGCGGCGGGCTTCGCCGGGACCGTCTTCTTCGCGGCGGGCTTCGCCGGGACCACCGGCTCCTCGGCTTCGGTGTCGGCATCGTCGGCTTCGGCTTCGGCTTCGGTGTCGGCATCGTCGGCGTCGTCTTCGGTGTCCGTGTCGGACACGACCACGACCGACCCGCCCGCCGCCACCTCTTCCATCGCGGCCACGGCCGCTTCGTGAAGGTCTTCGTCCTTCTTTTCCAAGTCGGCCAGGTCTTCGTCGTCGAGGTGATCGGCGAGGGTGCCGAGTTTCTGGGCCAGCCAGTCGTCGGTTTCCTTGTGGGCGGTCTTCGACACCTCGGACTTCCGGAACAGCGACACGACCGTGGCCCGGTCGAACGCCAGCGGCTCGCGGCCGGAGGTCGTTTTCGTCTTCGCCATGATCCCATCTCCCAGGAGGCGGGTGGGGTTATGCCCCACCCGCGGTTTCGCGGCCCCTCCCGCGAGTTTCGGAGGAGGGGGACTGAACACTCTACAGCTACAGTCATCGCGCCGGCAGTCAGTTTGACGGCTTTCTTTCTATTTTTTCGCCGCCGCGATCCAGAACCCGTCCTTCACGTTGCCCCGGAGGTCCACCCCACGGGAGATCAGGCCGGATTCGCAAAGCTGAGCCTTCACCGTGGCCAGCAGCTTGTCCGGATCCCTCTGGGGGATGGCGGCGACCAGGTACTCGTGCAGTTGCTTCCGGGTGAGGGGGGACTTGCGGGACGCCCGCGTCGTCAGGATGGAAATGATGGTGACGACGACGCCCGGCCCTTTGGCGGCGGCCGATGACGGGGGGTTTTCGAGAATTGTCTAGGTCACCTGGGGGGCGGCGACCGCTAGAAACTGGACAGGATGATCGGGTTGGCCACCGACAGGCAGCCGGCGACCGTGACCGTCGAACTCGTGACCGTCGAACTCTCGCCGAACTCCGAGTCGCGTCCGGCCGGCAGGTTGAGTCGGTACACGCCCCGCTCTTTCTCCCCCGGCGACTGGTTGATGCCGAGCATGGCGGTGACGTGGGCGTTCTTCGTCTTACTCCCGGAGAAGTTCCCCTTGCCGATCAACTCCACGCTGTACGAGGCGGCGTTGGTCTGGCTCGCCGTCAAGACTAGCAGGTGTTCCCCGATGGACAGCGACCGGAGTTCGATCCACGTCCGGTCGATCCCCTCCCGGACGTCCGTCGTGCCCGGCGGCGGGGCCATGATGTCCGCGTAGTCCACGACGACGACCTCCGGCCGCCAGCCCGCCACCGCCCACCGCTTGAGGACCGACCGCAGGCCGATCACCGACAGAGTCCCGGTGCCGTGCGTGGACAGGCGGAACTTGTCCTGCTCGCCCCGCAAGTCGGTTTTAGTGATCTGCTGGAAGGTGGCCCACGCCGCCCGCCAGTCGATGTCTTCCGGGTACGCCTTGCAGTCCCAGGTGACTTCGGGCAGGCCGCCGTCCCGCATCTCCAGGAATGTCGGAATGCGGACCTTCTCGGTCGGCTTGGTGGCCTTGAGGGGGCGACCGACGGCGCGCGTCACCAGCCGCCGCATCATCTGCACTTCCGACAGGTCGCCGCACGAGAAGAACGCCACCCGCCGCCCCTGGAGGACGGCCTGCCACGCCATCTCTTGGAGGAAGAACGACTTGCCCCTCTTCTCCGGGGCCTCGAAGCCGACGAACGACTCGGCCTCGAACAGGATCTCCGTGAACGCCCCGAACGCGCCGGGGAATGCGATCAGTGGTTTGGCCTGCGTCCGGGACAGGACGGCCTGCTTCACCAGCCGTTTGCTGGCGAACACGTCCACCACGGCCCCCTCGCCGACCTCCACGCGGGGGGACTCGACCACGGCCGCCTCGGCCCGCTCCAGGTCGTTGGCAGACAGGGCGGCGTCGATCCGGTTGCGAATGCGGGTGAGCCGCGACCGGTTAATCACCCGCCCGGCCACGTCCAGGACGTGCGACGGGTTCATGGCCGCCGCCTCGTACTCGTCCGACAGTCCTCCCAGGAAGGTCCACACCATCCTCTCCGTCTCGGCGTCGTCCTGGTCTTCGGCCCAGATGTGAAACAGGTCCTTGACGTGCGCGCGGGGGGCGTCGGAGTAGTGCCGGAAGTAGTCTACGCACCAGCTTCCCACCAGGTCGGCCCACCGCTGGCCGAACAGGTCTTTCTTCCACACTTCGGCCAGCTTCGCCAGCACCTGATCGCTCACGATCATGCCGGTGACGACCAGCTTCAAGGCGGTACCGTCTCGCGGGGTGACCGTCATTCGGATGCTCTCGGCGTGTTATTCGGCGGGGGTAGGGCGGGCGTGGGCGTCCTTGATGACGGCGGCGGACAGGGCGTCGATGGCGGTTTCGCGTTCCCGAAACTCAATAAACTCAATAAAAACGCCGTCCGCCGTCCAGTCCGGGTGATGGTAGACACTCATACTGCGCCTCCCACGGTGTCGATCCCCAGGGCGAGGAGTACGGCCGTCCCCGCCCGCGCGTCCCCGTACTCGGACCCGAACCCGTCTAGCGTCGATTTAAACGCCGTTCCGCGGGCCGAAAACGTGAGGGCGGCGAAACTGCCGGCCCACCCGTCCCAGCGGCGGACGCGGCCCCAGGCGGCTTCGTACCAGTTGATGAGAAAGGTCTCGCCGGCCAGGCGCGGCCACACCCAGGTGGCGAACCCGCCGAGGCGGGCGTCGGTCTTGAGGGGGGACAGGGCGTCCAGGACCAGGTGCAGGTGGTGGACGGACTCTCTGACGGACGTTTCCAGGTTGCCGGTGCCGACCCCCCAGTCCCGCCCCCGCAGGCGGGCGAGGAGGGACGCGGCGACGGCCCGGTCCCGGTCGGAGTAGGATGCCGCCGGGACGACGGTCGCCGACAGGCGGCGGAGCCAGTCGTAGTGGCGGCGGAAGGATTCGCCGCAGGAGACGGCGGGGACGCCCGACATGCCGGCGGCGGAGTCGTACCAGCGGAGGACGGCGGACACGCAGGAGACGGCGTCGCGGGCGGTCGCCCCGCCCGCCTGGAGTTCTAACCGCAGGAGGCGAAACTCGTCGGCCCACCGGGACCGCCGCCAGCGGCGGACGCGGCCGGGCGTGCGGACGACCACTCGCCGCAGGGAGTCGGCGTGGTCGTAGTCGGCCGGTTCGGCGACGCCGAGTTGCGGCGGGAGGTAGGTCGGGGCGAAGAAAGACATCGGGGTTCTCTCGGTTGATGTGGGGTATAGCCGCCGCCGTGTATTGAGTCAGCGCGACGGGCGGCAGTTCGCCGCCTTTTCGGGAAATGATCTTCGACGTGACCGGCACCTAGTATTCGCCTTGCAGGTCCACCAGCTTCTCGATGACGACCTTGGTGACCGAGTCGAGCCGGTCCCACTGGATCGGCCGACAGTCCCGGATGCACTTGCCGCACAGGGGCCGGACGGGGGAGCGGGGGTTACTGCCGCAGGCGGCGCAGATCGGACGGCCGAGGGAGTTGTGGGACTTGAAC